ACTAACTCGTCACCTAGCGTCCCCTTCCTATCTTTCTTCTTAGCTGAACGGGTGCTAATTAATTCTATCTTGTCAAAAGGTTTTAACTCTATTTTACTTATCTTCTCATCATATTTTGAATCATACAAAATATAACGCATCCTCTCCCCCTTGTAGGTGTTTTTATACTCTCTCTCATATGTTATATCCAATAAAGCATAAAATGCCTTAGAGAGGCTGTTAAGCCCCTCTATGGCGATTTCATTAAAATACCTTGAATCTGTTGCTATAACTATATATGAATGTAGCTTGATTAACTAATAGTGAATAAGGTGATATATCCTCTAAAGTCACCGTTATCCATTCATTATTGCCAAAGATTGGAAAGTACTTCCCTCCTGTCTCCGGTCCGGGTGTTATACTAAATGGGTAGTTATCCAACCCTTCCAAATAATATTTACTCCCACCTCTCTGTTCAACGCCTACTCTCATAGAAGTAGTATCCTCATACTGTAACTGTAATCCTCTGAGAATTGTCTGACCTGTAGTTATAGCATTATTATGTTTATCTCTAGGGTAGAATGTACTAAATTCATATAACCATTCCATACCTACACCTAACCAATAAACGTGACCAACAGAGGCTGTGTATAAGTCAGCTGGGATATATACATCAGTTGTCCCTGCTACCGCTACATCCTCTGTATCTATTAACAAATCTGTTACTGAACCATCAGCTCTCAACCAATATACTTTTTCATCCTCTAATTCATATGGTAAGTTATATACATAAAACTCCTCACCATCGATTGTAGTGAACGCTACAGTAGTAGGTTGATAGACTACTAAATCCATATTGATATTACTAGTGTAGACTTCTATAAGACCGCCATCTATAGGTATGTATCCTATCCCCGGTAGGCTAGGTATACCTGCTGCAAGAAAATAAAAATCATCGTCTACATTACCAAGGGGTAAAGTTACTAGAGGGAAACGCCAGATACTCCACCCTCCAACACTCCTTAGTTCCTTACCGTCAAATACTTCTTTAGCATACAATACATACACTTCAGTATCTTTGTAAAGGAGGAGTCGATTAGCTCTATCATCAAAGTAGATTGTGTGTACATCTTCTAACAAACCTTCTACATTCCCTGATATATCTATAGCCTTATACCGTTTAGTATCATTAGTAACTTGGTATCTATATAACTTCTGTCTATCTTCCTTTCCTGCAACAAAGTAAAGGTAGTCTTGAGCTTTAAATGGTTTTAAATATATAGGGTAAGAGGAGATTGATTGAATTTGAGCGGACAAAGGTGTTAGCACACCTGCTTCACCTGTTAATAAGAATTGTTCCTCGTAAGTTGAAAGTATGATACTTTCATCAAACGGAACTGTGTATTGAAGAAAAGAACTCTGTGATGGTGATATAGCAATATCTATGGGGTCTGAGTCTAATGACTCTAAAGCTGTCTCCGGAAAGAAATTAAAGTAGTCACCTATCCTTGATAAGATAACATTATTCTTACTAGTAAACCCTAACCTATTCTGGTAAAAGAAAATACTAGTTATACTATTACCTTCAAATGAAGGTGTAGGAGCTGTATCTTCATCCCCTATTTCTCTACCACTAAAATCAACATGGTCAACCCAAAAAGTATTAGCTGATACAGGGTCAGGGTAGATAATTAGGGGTAAGCCATCAGGGTCCCACCCTTTAGGTGTCTCTAACTTAGAAGTTTCTATCCAAGCCTTTTCAGTATCATCCCACTTCAGATAAAAACCACCTTGGTAATCATCTCCAACTATCTCGAATTGTCTCCATCCATACGGGTAGGCTGGAGGTAAATCAGCTATAGAAGGAAGTTTTCTCTTCCCTGCTATTATACCTTCATGCCCATAACCATCTGATACAGTAACTTCCAGCGTACCACCTGCTCCCAATCCACCACCAGCTCTAACAATATTAAAAACTGAGTTGTTAGCATTATAGACCACTACTACTTCTGCACCTGTCCCCCAGCCTGTAACAACACCATTTATAGCACCTTGTAGAGAGTTAGCTATACCAGCAGTATCACCTGTCGCACCTGTGGTAACACTCTGTGTCGTGGTACCATAAACACTATCGAATACAGTCACTTGGTAAGTTGTATCAGGTAAAAATCTTTTTACATATACAGTATTAATCTGTTTAAAGAGTACATCAGTGAATAAACTCCCAGCTGGATTCATTTGAACGGTATCACTTTTATTTATAGCTAAGAGAGTGTCCCCAAGTTGTAAGGTTTCACCATTTTTATTATGTGCTACAGAACTTTGAGCTATCTTTCTTGCATAAGCTTTAACACTAGCTCCACCATCACCACCTGTACTCACGTAGTTCACTGTCTGAACATTCCCATCCAAGTCTACTATATGAACAGGTGTGGTAGCTGAGTCATCAAAAAGCACAACATATGCCTCACCTGTACTCAATTGAAAAAGACTATAAACAGTATCTGAGGATATACCATATATTAACTGATTTATCCACGACCGCATATAACTCCCCGGTCTCTTTTTCAAACCTCTTAAATAGTCAAACTCTACATTTAAACAATCTTCACACTGACTGTCTGGTCTGCTATATTTAGGTTGTCTACTCAAACCTCCTATCAGTGAGGATAAAGTTTGTGAATACATCTTACCTCCTTCCCCCACGATAGAATATACTAGCATTAGCATAAGACTTTCTAAGAAGTGGTCTAGCGCCTGACATATCATTAAATATATTATTATCCTGTGTGAGTAGTTCATGCCTCTGCAACTCTCTTAAAGCATCAATCTCTTCTCTTTGAGTATAAGCATAAACAGTATTACTGCCCACCAACATCCCTTGAAACTTCCTTGTAGCTTTTATCATTATATAGTTCTTTACTATCTGTGGTAAGTCATCAAAGTCTAACATGAAAACTATATCCACTTCAACTATATCATCAAACTCATAGGTCTGATCTTTTATATTATATAACTTCCCACCTCTCTCCGTAATGTCCATACTAGTGTAGAAACCATCTATACGTAGAGTGTTACTTGGTATATTGATTTCTCTAGTAACTGCATTAGGTGTAAGGGGATACTTGTATTCATAGTTACATTTTAACTTCATAGCTTGGACTTCCCTACTGACTCTATTCAAAGTTTTATCAGCTTTATCCACATGAGGGATAGATGTATCTATTGAAGATACTTCAGGAAAGCCAGCGTATGTTAACATCAAATTAATAGCTTCAACAGCTGTAATATTAGGGTTGTCCATACCTTTCTCCTTTAAAATTAGAATTAGAAAAAAAACAGACAGAGAGACTAGCTCCCTGCCTGTAATTAAAACTTAGTAAGTTGTTACATCAAGTTTAAGCTCTACAGCTGACTCAGGTCTAAGTATACCATGACCCATAGCGTTCTTAGCTACTATGAGGTGACCTAGTCTCTCAAGCTGATAATCACTTTCTGTAGAGATATCCATAGCTTTAACTGTACCAACAGCTGATTTATGAAATACTACACCAGTGGTCTTTGTAGCATTGACACCATGGAAAGTATCAGCTGAGGAATCATCTCTAGGTATCTGGTTTGTCATAAAGATTGGAATACCAGCTACTTTAAAGATATTACCTTCAGCATAACTACCTGAACCACCCCAATCCTGATTGATAGCCTCTTTGTTTTCAACGAGGTCATAATACTCTCTAGGTTTGAGTAGGCAGTATCTATCTTCCATAGGTACATTGTTTTCATCCAGAGCCTGAGCTGCTGAATATATACCTGCTGCAAGTGCTGCTGCTCTTGTTGCCTGATTGGCTGAGTTGAAGTCATCAGACTCTATCTCCGTACCACCTGCTCCCTCAGTAAGTACTGCGGTAGCTCTAGCTGCCAGTATAACCTCTTTAAGTATATTGAGGTCAGACTTGAGTGCTATAGCTGTAGCAAGCTCTTCTGCATACATTGATGCAAAGTCATAGTGGGACATCAGTTTATCGAGGTTATCTACAAAGACAGATGATATAAGTACTCTGTCTATGGAGATTACACGCTCGTTCGAGTTGATAGCTCCACCTTCAATCTCATCTCCCGGTGTATGGTAAGTAGCCGAAGCTTTACCTACGATTGGGAACTGAGCGCTCTTTCCTGAGCTAATCTGTCTAACCATGTTCTTATCGAGCATGATTGTCTTGTTGTTATAAAATCTCATAACCATCTGCGAGAATACCTTTAGGAACAGTTCTCTCTCTGCTGTTAGCGTACCGGGCGCACCGGTTGCGGCGTTCTTAGCACCACCAAAACCTACTTCATAAGCCATTGTAATCCTCCAAAATGAATTTTATATTGCACTATTCACTTCAGAAGAAAAGGTATCCTTTGTTAGTTCACTCCCTCGGGAACTACTATAACTAAGGGCAATCCATCTGTTGCTTCTAGTACTTCACGAGCTTTAAAGTTTAGCTCTAACTATCTAGTTATCATCTTATTTATATGTGCTGCAAACTGCGGGTCTTTCAAGTATCTATCATACTCTTTAGCACTCAAGTCACTCAGTGAATATATATCAGATACATTACTTGAGTTTCTCTGAGCTATGTCCCCAGACTTAGATATATCAACTGGGTCTTTACTCTTGTTAAAGTCATTCATCAAATTCTTGATGGCATACTTCATTGCTGCTGGATTACCACTCTTGAGAGCTTCATTATAATCAGCCCTCTCTTCAGCTGAGTAGTTCTCCTTAGCCCACTTCGTAGCCTCATTTAAGTTATTCATACCTCCAGCTACTTTAGCTAACTGAGATATCTGCTGAGTACTCTTAGCCTTTACACCTTCAATGTAAGTATCTACATACTGTTTACTCAATCCCATCTCATTCTTTAGCTTTTCATATGTCTCATCTGAAAGTTCACCTTTCTCCATATACTCAGCTTCAGCTATCTTAATTAAATCTTTAGCTTC